TGACTGGATGATTCAGTTAGCGACGACGACGACCTTCACGTTCACAACTAGCGGGATTACTGATCAGACCGCGACAGGAACGATATCAGCGAAAAGAGCGCCAGCGGGATTCAGTAAGGCGTTTAGCGGGACCAACAAGGCGGTTTACCGGGCTGATGAAATTCAGAGTACCCGGATGTATTTGCGGGTTGATGACAGCATCACGACTTATGCAGCAGTGTCCGGCTACGAAACCATGTCGGATGTCGATACCGGTACTGGGGCGTTTAATGGTGGAGGGACAGGGCGTTGGAATAAGTCTGATGCAGCAAATACCTCCGCACGAGGTTGGCGATTGTTGAGTGACGGCCATTGCTTCTACCTGTACATCAACAAAGGCGCGGTGCAGAGTAATTACTATATTACCACCTTCTGGTTTGGCGACATGATTCCGAATATCGCTGATGCTTACCGATGCGGCATAGTAGCGACAGACCCGAATCATTACGACTATGGCTTGGCGCTATTAGCCAACGCGACTTATTCCCAATTCGCCCGCTCCTATACGGGACTGGGTAGTGCGATAGTATTTGCCCGTTATTCACACCAATTCGTTTCTGCTAGTATGGGTAGCGCCGGTTTTACTTACCCGTCACCTATTGGTAACGAAATTTTTGCTTTTCCGGTGTTGTGTACGGAGAGCGGTGTCTATCGTGGTGATATGCCGGGATTGTATGGGCCGGCGCATTACATACGCAATATCACCAATGACGGACTGGTGATTTCCATGCAGATCAATGGTGGGTTGCGGGACATCATGATTCAGGCTGTCCGTGGTTATAACGAACTTCGAGTAATGATGGATATTACCGGGCCATGGAGATAACTCATGGCCGGTAGAGTCCTAAATACCCTAGTGCGCCGGGATATTTACGACGGTGGCGCTTATCAGATTACCGGAACCGTTGAAGAATTTGGCGTCTATGGCGCTTATCAGGTTCGGCTGTTTGACCGCAAATCTGGTCGCTGTATTCGTGAAACGTGGTCATTTCCTAATGGTTCCTATACATTCCCCTATATCGCCTATCGTGAAAGCGGGTATTTCACCGTCGCCTATGATCATGGCGACAATCCACTGAACGCGGCTATTGCTGATTTTCTGCCTATGGAGTTAATGAATTGAACAACCTACTGGGTTATGCGGTCACTCGCAAGCAAACCCGCTGCGCTTTGCTGGAAACATGGCTGTCAGAGGGCAGCATTGATCTGATGGATGGTACTCGTCGGGCTACGCCAGAAACAGCGATTACTACGCAAACGGTACTGGCCACCTTCACCCTGGCTGCTGTGGCCGGAACCGCAACCAATGGCGTCTTCACCGGCGCATTACCGGATGCCACGCTGGTTTTAGCCGATGGCTCGCCTACTTGGGCCGTCGTCAAGGATTCATCCGGCGACCCCGTTTTTGATTGCGATGTCGGCGGCGATAGTAGCGGGGCGGTTATTGAGATGCCCAACACTAATCTGGTCACTGGCGCTTTAGTTTCTATTACCTCTTTCTCACTTGCGGAAGCTTAATCATGGCAGCTTTAGATTTAATGGCGAATTCTGGTTCACAGGCGATTGCAGCGAATACCGCTGAGACCATCCTGCAATTGACGGCGGCGGCAAACCATCGGGTTCGCATCAAGGCGTTTTCAGTGACCGTTGCTGGAACGTCGGCGCTGGATTTGATCGTGCGAGTACTGCGTCAATCGACAGCGGGAACCAGTGGAACCACAGTAACACCGGTCAAGATCGAACCCGCTGCGGCTGAAACAATCCAGACAGCGGCGGCAACCAATTTCAGTGCGGAACCGACTGCCGGGAACGTGTTGCAGTACAAGAGGCTCCAAGGAAGTTACGAGAAAATCTTTCCATTAGGACAAGAGATCATCGTAGAAGGTGGTGGCCGGATTGGGGTTGAGATCACTTGCACGGCTACAGCGACCGTCGCTGCTGAAATCTTGTTTGAGGAATAAGTAATGGCGACCCACCTACGATTAACGATTACTGCAAATAATAGCGGCAACTACACTGTCCTAGATCGCTGTTATTTTGCTACGGAAGTAGGTGGAACAACGCCAGTGACGCCAGCGAGCTACTTTGGATCAACAAATCTTTATAGTGGCATTTATAATTTTCAGTCCGTCTACCTGCAAAATGGGGTATGGCATAGCTCCAGTAGTGGCGTTCCGCTTATAGGTGGTATTGTCTGCGCTGATCCTCCTGGTTTCCCTGCGGAACTTGTTATTAAAAACACAACGAACGTAGCAGCACGATCTCCGAAGAATTTTATTGTTGAGCAATCAGATGATTCAGGAAGTACCTGGCGCACTCTGAAATCTTTTACTAATGAAATAAACTGGACGACGGGTGAAGTTCGGCGTTTTAATTTGCTTCCTGCCGTTAATTTACCACGGTTAGTTCAAGCATTTCCTCTACACAACAGCCACACCATCGCCCGTCTAGGACTCTGACATGTTCAGCCCGCTCAGTCGTCGCTCTGGTATCTGGTTTGAGCGGGTTCCGTTAGACGAGTCAGTTTCTGAGTCGATTCCCGTTGTCATCAGTGGCGTCTCTCCGGCTCCTACCGGGCGAATCTATGGTGGCGTTGAGGATACCAGTAGCAACTTCCGGCCAGCGATATTCAGCCTATCCGGTCGTCGCAATCCAATCTGGTTTGAATCGCTGGCATCTGCTTATCAAGCCCCACAAGCGGCGATTGATGGGATATCACCAGCGCCTACCGGACTGATTCAGGCGACTAGCTATTGGCCAGTTCAGATTCAGGGTATCGCTCCAGCGCCAACCGGACTGGTTGCCGCAGTCTATGACCCCAACCTGCTTTCTGATGTTCACGCGGTCACAGATGAAGCATGGCAGGAAGGCGCTCTACAGGGCCACAGCGCTGTTGAGGCTACACAGCCCGCCTCATTACTCATCAGCGATGGTTTAAGCCCCTGGCAAGCCGCTACAGCCCTGCAATCGGGGTCTGTGAATGTTTGGCAAGGTGCAGCGTTTGAAGCGGGCAGTGGCCTTGAAGCGTGGCAAGAAGGGGTATTAACCGTAGAGTCTACGGATAGCCCTTGGCAGCAAGCCATGTTCGTTGAGGGCGCCGGGAGTGACCGATGGAAAGATGGAACGCTGACTGACCATGCCGCCGTCAATCACTGGATTGGTGCGCCGTTTCTGAATCTGTCCGGGGAAGACCGCTGGCAAGAGGGGGAATCGATATCGACTCAGTACAGCGAAGGCTTCCGGGATGGGGCGCTGGTTCTCGCTGTGGAGATTGAGGTGTGGCAACAGGCCGGGCTGCCAACTAATGCGGCGAACCCGGGGCCGGTGATACCTGATCCGGTCCCGCCGCCACGATCAACCCGATTGCGCCTGATCTGTCGCTTGCCGGGGACGCGCCTGAGTTTGGGGCGGGTTCCGTGCGTCTTGATTCCTGAACGCGAAATTGCAGTACGGAGAAGCTACATGTCAGTCAATAGCGCCTCATTAGTGCGCCTGCCGGATTTAACGCCGTTGCCCGTCACGGCCATGGCGATTGAAACGGATTTCGAGTCGTGGTGCTGGGGATTTTCCGCAACCCTGGCCGGACCGGACGCCTGGGCGCTGGTACAACCGAATCCATTGGCGTGTGAGGTGCTGGCGACGATTAACGGGCAAAGCTGGAAATTCCTATTGGATGTGCCCAGTACGAATCGCACATTCAACAACGACCAGGTGACGCTGCGGGGCCGGTCACGGTCGGCATGGCTCCATGATCCCTACACGCCCTCCACGAGTCGCGATGAAACGGCGGCGCGGGAAATGGTGCAACTGGGCGAGGCGGCGCTGCTGGATACCGGGTGGACATTGGATTGGCAGTTGGAAAACTGGGTCGTTCCCGCTGGGCGCTATTCATCGTGGAATACGCCGATTGGGGCGCTGTTGCGATTGGTGCAGACGACCGACGACGGGCTGTACACGGACCCGCTACTGCCAATCCTGACCGCGCAGAAAAGATGGCCGATGGCGTCGTGGCTGTTGGATGCGGCGACGGTGGATTTGTCGATACCGGAAAGCGTGATCATCAGCCTGAGCCAGTCGCCGGTCTACAGCCTGCCGCTGAACGGGGTGTACGTCAGTGGCATATCTCATGGCGCTCTGGCACTAGTGAAAATCGCCGGGACCGATGGGGCGCTGCAACCGGCGGAACCGATCACGCATGAATTGCTCTGCGATGAGGAGGGGGTCGCGGCGCGGCAGCGGGGACTGAATGCACTGAGTGATTCCGGGGCCGGGTTCACGATGGATGCGGAAACGCTGTTCACAGAGGAAATCGGACTGGTTCGCCCTGGGATGGTGGTCAGTATCGCTGGGATGAAAGGTGTCAGCCGGTCAGTGAAGATCAGCGCGAGTTGGAATGCCGGGTTGCAGGTAGTGCAGTCGATTGGCCTGGAACGGCGGGAGGTGGAGGATGCGTAATCTCTACCAGCGGTTCAGTTCATTATCGGGCCGGTCGCTGCGCACGGTGGGAACGTGCATCAGCGCCGATTTCGGGGAGTGCCGGATTCAGTATCCGGGCGGTTCGGTTGTGGCGGTGAAAGGCGCGGGGGAAGTGGGGACGCGGTATTTTGTGCAGGACGGCAAACTGGACGGGGAAGCGG